TGCGGGGAAGATGTTTCTTCTTTCATCGTAGGGGCGTCGTCGCTTTTTCCAAACTTGCTCATATCGAGCTCGTTATCCGTTTCATCTTCTGCTGTGCTCGTTGACAGCGGAGAGTCTCCTGTTAAGTTTAAAACACGATATAGTTTTGCTTTAAGATCTCCATAGGATTTGAAGTTCTTTTCGTCAACGAGTTCTTGGAGTGCGTGTTGCTGTTTCCAAACTCCTTCGAGTTTATCATCATCCTCAAAGAGTGGAGACGGACCGTCGAACTCTGACTTGTCGTAATTTGGGTAACCTTCGAACTGACGAATTTTCAAACGAAAGTTTGCGCCTTCCCAAAAGTCAAACGGATTGATTGGGTTTTCGTCTTCAAAGGATGGGTTCATCAAATCGTTGAGCTTGTCAAAGATTTTCTTACCAAACTGATACATAAAGACCTTGCCTTCGTTCTCAGGGTTACCGCTATCCTTAACTACATAAATGTTCGATACGTATTTAAGGCGGCGTTTCTGTTTACGAGCTTGTTCTTTATCTGCGTCAACACCACTGTTCCAGAGTTTGGAGTTAAATTCTGAAACTGGATCATCTTTTCCGATAGTTGTGAGTGAGTTCTCGATATACCACAAACCGGTTGGACCTTGAAATCCATGGTCCCAGAGTCTGACGAATGGCATTTCTTCTCCTGATGAAGGAGGAAGAAAGCGAATGATGGCGAAGCCGTTACCTGCCTTATCACGGGTTGGTTTCCAAAATTTACCTTCGTTGGGATCTGAATAGCTCTTTGTTGCGATTTGTGAGAGCTGTGAGTTCAACTTATCGAGTGAAGATGAACGATTCTTTTTAAGTGCATCAAATGACATTGTCATATTTGTGTCTCCTAGTTTTGCGTTATATAGCATTGGTTTATATTGCGATGTATATTGTGGATTTATTCCACCATCTATTTATATTAAAAAAAGTACTCTTTAGTGATTGCAGAAAACTTTTTTTGGTCTATTTCCAAGAATGGATAATATTTCTTGGATAATCTTATTATATCACGTGCAACGAATTTGTCAACTACTTTTTCTTCCCAGTAGTCATAAACATTAGAAATCTTTGAAAGTATAGTAAAAGTTTCAATAGATATTTCCTTTTGAAAATACATAGTCATAACATATGGATGCTGACCGTCAATGACGGATAGATTGTCGTGATAATTGTCCTTGAGTTTATGCAGATCCATTTTATACAAATACGACAAAGAGTCCATCTTTTTTTCCCATTCGTTATAGATTTCTTCTCCGCGTTCTTCAACTATTTCACGAATCCATGCTTTAGGATTTCGAACAAGGTTAGCAATAAGAATCTTGAGTGGATCTCTTTTCTTTGATAGCTTATAGAAAAAAAATGCATCGTTTCGAGTTTGGAATTTATCAAAGGAAGCGCGGATCTTACCGTTATATTTGTGATAATCGTAACCGTCTGTATCAAAATGCTTTTTGAGTGCTAAGTAGTTCACATAGACTCGAAACGATGCTTCATTAGCATAGTTTAGTGACGTCATTTTCTTCCTTTTTTACTAGTCTTAATTCTAAAGCTTCGGTTTTTATTTTTTGCTTTATAATTGTGGACTTTTTAACTATATTTGCTACTGTTTCAATTTCAAGGTTGTTTTCTTTAGCATAGGTAACAAGAGCATCAATATAAGTTGCTCCTTTTGTTAATTTATCTTGAATAGCCATATGAATTTTTTCAGGGGTTTTAGTTTCTATCATTAACCGTTTATAACCCCTACCGAATCAATCCACGCCTTTGCCTCATTTTCAACTTGCTGGATAGTTTGACCAGCAAATGTTTTTTGAGTTTGCATGGTTTCATTTATAAAATATTTAATATTATATCCATCCGTGTCAGAATGAATTTCAGCACGTAAATTTTGTCCTGACTTTTCTTTTAGGAATTTATTTACAATCATTTATATCTCCTTTATGTGTTTAATGTAAGAGGTCGCTTTTTTACTACCGCAATTGCTACAGCAAACCACAGCTATTAAATATTTGTGTCCTGAAAAGGTAAGGGCTGTTTGATTTCTAATAATATTAATATTATCACAACAGTGCATGTATGTCAACTGCTTTTTTGGTGAATTGTTATTTTCCATATATGCACGCACAACTTTGAATATTCTTATTTAAATTTCTTCAAATAATATGTTATTTATGTAATCGTTTTTATCTTTTTCTGATATTCCCATAGCCAAAATAGAACGATGCAAATGCGGATTTAGTTTTTGGTTTTGGCAATATTTGTTTAACAACGGTCTTATGTCACGCCGAGACTCGAGCGCAAACATATTTAAATTATCTAAATAATAATCTACTAAATCAGTTGTAACTTGAATAAATTGGTCAAGTTCTCTATCAGTATTAATATTGCTTACTGCAATCATATCGCTTGAAAAAATTTCACTGGCCCAGGGCGGCAATTCGCGTGGCTTGTTCCATTCCAAACCGGCAACACACATTTCCATATATTCGTGATATGGGTGTGGAAAGCCATATAATGGGCTATAATCCATAAACGAGCCAGTAATTTTTTTGGGGCCTGCTACGATATCAAATCCAAGAATTGGCAACTCTATATTTACTCTTGGAAACACATTTACATGCATTAACCAAAGGCCTTTGCCATCTTTTGGCGCAATTGTTTTTAAATGGCATTTGCGAATAACATTGGAGCACCAAAACGTGTCGTTCCAATTTTTAAAATTTAGGTTATTCATTTTTGGTTCTTCATATCTCTCAAACGAGCTATCGAACCTTGTTTCTAAATACGCAGCATATTTATTTAGTCTTTGCCATAACTTCGGAGTCTGTTCCATTGAAATATCGTTCCAATTCTTCTAAAAAATCTTGAACCATGCCGAAACAAACTTTAGCTTCATCAACTAGCCCATCGTGCAATTTTTCTCTTATTTTGCTTTTAAGATATTCAGTATCACTATCAAATTCATAAAAGGATGTAGGACCCGGTACTAGTTTTTTAATCATTTGTCCTCCAGACAAATCACCCATATGCCTTACATAAATATGAGCAAAAAGTCTATCTTTATTGTTTTGTATTTCTTCAATATATTTTATGTAATTTATAGCAGTTGAAAGGATTAAATTGTCACCTAGCGAATTAAAATTTTCATCCGATTCCATTTCCAAAAGATCTTCAAGCAGCGCAGGAGATCTTTCTAATTTTGACATTTCACCTTCAAATATATTTTTACGGCCAGCATAAAATTCTAACGTAGTATATACAGCCAGCTGGTTTTTTAAGTAGACGTAATATTGTTCTGGCGTAATATTCTTTTTTATTAGCCTACGCATAAACGTAGTTCTTTCAGCATTCCGATGTTCTGATTTTGTTAGGTTTTTTAAATTATCCATTAATCTCAATTCGCTTTTTTACTAGTCTTATTGTTTTATTATATTACATATATTTGTATTTGTCAATAGATTAATTTAAATTATTCTTTTTTCCAAATAGTCCATGCACCATAAAAAATAACTGCATACGCAATTAAATCTATTGGAATTAAAATCATTGCTACACCAGTTGCAATAAGAACAGCTCCGTCAAGAGTAGTTCTTTCTGTTAATCTTTTTTTAATCCAGTTCATTTTTTCTTTCCTAACAGTTTAGCTTTCATTGCACTGAGTTCAGCTAACTTCTTTTTAGCCTGCTCTTTCTTTTTTTCTTCAGCTTCGTCTATTATTTGAATTGGCGGGTTTTCATGGTCAACATTAACAATATCTTTACTTGGCTCATTTGTTTCCAGATGAGCTCTCAAATCGGAAATTCTTTTTCTAATATCTAATATTATATTATCTAGATTTTGATCGCCATGCATTATTTATTTTCTAATTCTTTAATACGTTGTTCCAAGTCGTCAATTTTTTTAGTAACACGTGGATACCGTTTCCGCCAAGCCTCAGGATCGTCTTGTAGCCAATCCCACCCAAACTTATCTACTAAATAATCTAAAAACGCGTCAAATTTTGACATTAAATAAAGTGCTGCGTGTGTATTTCTAAACCATGCCAAAAACGCAGCACCAATTATTGACCCGCCGATCGCCGTATAAATCCACAGTGTATCACCAAACATTCTTACTAATGTATCCATGTTAGCTTCCAAACGTA